TGCGCGATCCCTTCACCAACAAGCCCTTCGTCCACTTCTACGCGACCAAGCGGATTGGCGGGAAGGTCCTGGATTCGGCGGCGATCAAACTGCTCAAGGTCGAGGCGTAAGCCCCTCCTGTCCCCCGGCCCTTGCGCGTACCCCCTTTCGCGCACCGGGCCGGGTTCTCGCGCCCGCATCGCCTCAGGCCGTTCCTCCCGCCTGACCCGCGCGATGCGGGCGCATTCTTGTGGATCACATTTCGGGAGACACCGCTATGCAGCGGACAATCGTGCAGCCCCCGGTGCCCGGCGATGCTGCGCTGGCGGAACTCAAGCACTGGCTCGGCATCACCCGCCCCAACGACGACGAGGCGCTCGTGGCATTGCTCGCGACCAGCCTCACCATTTGCGAGGCGTTCACCGGTCGCACCCCGCTGCGGCAAACGGTCGAGGAATGGGTCAGGCTCGATGCGGGCTGGCAGGAACTGGCCTCGCGCCCGGTCAGCACCCTCACGGCTGCGGCGGTAATCGCCGATGACGGCACGCGCACGCCGGTTGCCGTGCTCGCCGATGCGCTCGAATGGCGGGTCGGGCCGGCTGCCTGCATCCGGCTGCTGCATCCGTTCGAGGGGCAGGCGCTGGCGGTTCAGCTGGTGACCGGGATTGCGGCGGACTGGAACGGCCTGCCCGCGCCCTTGCGCCACGGTATCGTCCGCCTTGCGGCACACCACTTCCGCGACCGCGAAGGCAAGCCCGGCGCCGTTCCGCCCGCCAGCGTCACGGCATTGTGGCGCCCCTGGCGCGAAGTGCGGCTGACATGATCCGGGTGCGGGCCGACGCCGGCACCATCGTCCAGCGCCTGCGCGCCCGGGCGGCGCGGATCGCTGTCGGTTATCTCAAGGCCCGCCGCCCCCGGCGCCGGTCCGATTGGCACTCTGCAACCGCTCTCTGGCCCCACTTCACGGGAGACCGCCGCGATGGAAAATGACCTGCGCGCCGCGCTGATCGCCTGGCTGCGCGCCGATCCGGCGCTCAGCCCGATCAACGCGATCGAGGAAGAGGCCCCGCTGTCCGTCACTCCGCCGTGGCTGGGCATCGCCGCCAGTGCATCAATCGACTGGGGCACCAAGGACCGCCCGGGCCGCGAGGTCCGCATCGCGCTGGAACTCGAAAGCCGCACCGATGCCGTTGCCGAGGATGCGCCCCTGCTGACCGCGATCGACCGGCGCGTGCAGGATCTGCCGTCCTTCCACCCCGGTTTCGAGGTTGCCTCGATCCGCTTCCTGCGTGCGCGCAGCGAGGCCCGCGCCGACAATCTGCGCGGGGGCCTGCTCGAATACCGCTTCCGCATCCTCGCCCCCCTTTGACGGAGTAGCCTATCATGCCCGCACAATCCGGCGCCGCCTTCCTGCTCAAGATCACCGACGGAGCATCGCCCCCCGCCTACCAGACCATCGCAGGCCTCAGGACCACGCAGATGTCGATCAACGGGGACACTGTGGTCGTCACGCACAAGCAATCGGGCGGCTGGCGCGATCTGTTGTCGGGGGCCGGGACCCGCTCGGTCTCGGTCAGCGCGGCGGGAATCTTCCTCGGCAGCGTCGCCGAAAACACCGTCCGCACCCGCGCGCTCGACGGAACGCTCGACGATTACGAACTGTCTTTCGAGGATGGCGCAAAGCTGCGCGGGAAGTTCCTCGTCCAGCGGCTCGACTATGCCGGGGATTTCAACGGTGAGCGCAGTTACACGCTCCAACTGGAGAGCTCCGGCCCGGTGGTGTCAGCGTGACACGCGCAGCCAATCCCTTGCGCGGAGAGGCCACGCTGATGGTGGCAGGTGTCACCCATGTGCTGCGGCCGAGTTTCGAGACCTCGTGCTTGCCGAAGCCGAGCTGGGCTCGCTCTTCGCGCTGGTCGAACGTGCCGCAGCCGGGGCGCTGACGCTCACCGAAATGACCGCGCTGCTGTGGCACTGCCTGCCCGCCGAGAACCGTCCAGATCGGATCGCAGTTGGCAAGGCGGTGCTGGCGATGGGCCTCGTCGGCGCCACCGCCCCGGTGCGCAGCGTGCTCGCACAGGTGCTTCAGGGCGAGCAATGACCGCCCGGTTCAGCGACGCCGCGCTCGCATGGGGCGTGCGCGCTGCGCATTTCCTCGGCTGGCGACCAGCCGAATTCTGGAGCGCCACCCCGGCTGAACTGGCGATGGCACTGACCGTGCCGCAGGAAACCCAGAACGCCCCTCTCCCCCCGCCAAGCCGCGAAGCAATCGCCCGCATGATGGAGCGCGACGCCGATGACTGACGATTTCGACGAACTGGTGATCGATGTTCGCGCCCGCACCGATGGCTTTGCCAGCGATGTGGATGCCATGCGCCGCTCGCTCGACAGCTCTCTGGTCGAAGGCTTCGGGCGGGCCGGCACGGTTCTGGAAAACAGCCTGCTATCCGCCCTCAGGCGCGGCAGCCTGGGTTTTGACGATCTCAAGCGCGTGGCCTTCAACGCTCTGGCCGAAATCGCAAGCTATGCCGTGCAATCCGGGATCAACAACCTGTTTGGCGGCGGCAACAATGGCGGGGGAGCCGGGGTCGGCGGCGGGGCGAGTGGGCTTGGCAGCCTGATCGGACAGACTGTCGGCGCGCTGTTTGGCCTGCCGGGCCGCGCCACCGGAGGCCCGGTGGCGCCGGGCCGCGCCTATCTGGTAGGTGAGCGCGGGCCGGAGGTATTCGTGCCGACCAGCTCCGGCCGGGTTGAGACCGGGGGCGGCGCAGGGCCGGGCCGCGATGTCCGCGTGGCGATCCAGGTCGCCGTGCCGCGCGGACAAGCCGCCCCCACCGCGATGCAGCGCTCCTCGCGCCAGATCGCCAGCGCCGTCCGCCGCGCGCTGCAACAGGCCTGAGCAAGGAAACACCCGATGGCATTCTGGCTCGCCCGCGATCAACGCGCGCAGGAACGCACCTTCATGCAGCGCTTCGATCCGCGCTTCTGGACCGTCAACTTCCCCCGCCCCGCAATGGCTTCGGTGGTGACGACGGGTCCGGATGCCTTGCGGGTCGATGTCGAACTTCACAATGCGGGCGAGCTGGTGGGTCTGATCTGGGACAGCGCAGATACGCTGGATCACCCGCTGCTCGCCTACGAAACCGACCGCGATTATCGCTTCACGACGCTCAGCTTCCGCTGGCAATCCACCGGCATCATCGCACTCGATCAGGTTAACGGCCCGACGCTGACGATCGAGGGGCGTGATGCGACAGGGCAGCCGCGTGTGTGGTATGTGCGCCTGTGGAACTATGCCGTCGGCACGCCCACCGACGCGCGCATCACCTTGCCCTTTTCCACCCTTGAAAGCGGCTTCGGCCTGCCCGGCGAGCCGATCTTTGCAGGCGACATCGACCGCATGTTCATCTCGCTGGTCGCGCCCGATTTCGTCCCCGGCAGCACGGCTCCGCTGGCCGCGCGGTTCAACGGGTCGGCGAGCATGACCGAGATTCGCGCCGAAGGTTCGCGGGCGATGCTCGCATTGGGCGATGTGCTCGTCCCACCACACGGCGAGCGCATGGCGACCGCCTATGACGATGCCTACAATCAGACCCCGGCGCGGCTGATGCGGGCGGTAACGGGGCTCGGCTACCGCGAGGATATCGTCCACTATGTCGGGATGAGCCATTTCATGCGGCTCGCCCGGCAGACTGACGGATCCTTGAGAGCCGCCGCCAGCGGGGCGCTCTGCACCCCGGCAAATGCATGGCACACCAGCTTCCTGACGCTCGCTCAGTCAGGCGGGTTCACGGTGATCGCCTCGCTTTCCTATGAGCTGTTCGACAGCTATTGCCCCGAAAGCTGGAAGCAACGCACCGCAAGCGGCGCACCTGCGTTGACCGGATGGGTGCCGCCCTCGACCTTGCTTTCGCCCGCCAACTCTGCGGCGAGGGGCTGGCTGGGACGGGTCGCGAATGCGCTGGTCGCACAGCTCAAGGCGGCAGGCCTGCCGGTGCGCTTCCAGATCGGGGAGCCATGGTGGTGGGTCACGCCCGCGCGTGAAATCTGCCTCTATGACGATGCTGCCAAGACTGCGTTCGGGGGCAATCCGCCAGTAATCGCCGATATTGCGGCGCCATTGGACGCCGCAGCCACCGCGCTGCTCGATGCGGCGGGTGTGCTCCTCGCGCAGTCCACAGCTGCGCTGACGACCGCCGTACGCACCGCAGCGCAAGGCCCTGCCGAAGTCCTGCTGCTCGCCTTCACGCCGACCATCCTCGATCCGGCGACGCCCGAGCTTTACCGTGCCAATCTGCCGACCGGCTGGGCACGCCCCGCCTTCGACCGCCTTCAGCTGGAAGATTACGACTGGCTCACCGCCGGAGCCGATGCAGCGCGGCGGGCGGCCTATGCCTTCGTCGACGCGCGACTTGGTTATCCGCTGGCGGAGCAGGATTATCTCGCCGGCTTCGTGCTCGACCCTGCCGATGCGGAAGCCTTTTGGGCGCGCATCGATGCCGGGATCGACCAGGCCGCAGAGCGGGGCATCACGCGGCGCTACGTCTGGGCGCTGCCGCAGGTCAACCGCGACGGCTACACCCGCCTCGCCCCCTCTCCGGAGCAAGACATGGACCCCTTCGACAATGTGCTCTACCCCTTCGCGCTGGGACGGAGCGCCTCGGTCGCGCCTGAATTCTCGACCTCGATCGCGGTGACGGCCTCCGGGCATGAGCTGCGCAATTCCTTGTGGTCCGACGCACGCCTGCACTTCGATGTCGGCCCCGGAATCCGCTCCGAAGGCGAACTTTCCGATCTCATCGCTTTTTTCCGCGCCCGCCGCGGCCCTGCGCGGGGCTTTCGGCTGATGGACCCTTTCGACAACAGTTCGAACGGCATGACCGGCGTTCCAACAATGCTCGATCAATTGCTGGGACTGGGTGACGGAGCGCGCACGGATTTCCAGCTGCTCAAGACCTACGGCGGCGGCGCAGAGCCGCAGGTGCGCGCCATCACCCGGCCGCGGATTGACACAATCGTGGTAAGCGTTGGCGGCGCGGCGACCAGTGCCTGGACGCTGGGCGAGAAAGGCATGATCCGCCTCGCCGCCGCCCCCGCCACCGGGGTTCAGGTGCGTGCGGGCTTCCGCTTCGATGTCCCGGTGCGCTTTGCCGAGGACCGGCTCGATGTCTCCGCTGTCAACTTCGCTGCCGGGGAGGCGCCCTCGGTGCCGTTGATCGAAGTCCGGGAGACCGCCTGATGCGCGTGTTCTTCGACCGCGAGCTGGATACGGTCGCGACCTTCTGGCGCATCTATCGCCGGGATGGCATCGCGCTCGCCTTCACCAGCCATGACCGCGACCTCAGTTTCGGCGGCATCCGTCACCTTGCTACGCCGGGCATGATTCCCGCCGCCATTCGCCTGACCGCCGAACTGGCCAATGACAGCGCCGAGGTGCAGGGCGCGCTCAATCACGATTCGATCCGCGAGGGCGATCTGGCCGCCGGGCTGTTCGATGATGCGGCGATCGAGATCGGCGCGGTCGACTGGACGAGCCTTGAGCACCACACGCTCTACACCGGGCAGATCGGACGGATCGAGGATGATCGCTCCCAATTCTCAGCCGAGTTGCGATCCAGCAAGAGCCTGCTTGAACAGGACCTTGTGCCGCGGACCAGCCCGACCTGTCGCGCCGCATTCTGCGGCCCCGGTTGCGGGCTTTCGGCGGTGCACTTTACCACGATACGTGCGGTCGCTGCGATCGATCTTGAGAGCAACCGCGTGCGCTTTGCCGGGCTCGACGGGGAGGCGCATGTGGATGGCCGCCTGCGCTTCATGGATGGGCCGCAGACCGGCGTTGTCTTCGGGGTGATCGACGCCGACGGCGAGTGGCTCGTGCTCGACCGCCCTCTGGTCACAGGCACGCAGGAAGGCACCCGTGCCGAACTGCGCGAAGGCTGCGATCATACCATTGCGACCTGTTCCGAACGGTTCGGCAATGCCGCCAATTTCCGCGGCGAGCCGTTTCTGCCGGGCAATGACCTGCTTGCCCGCTATGGTCAGCCGTGACCCATCCCGGTGACTCCGTCGCACAGGCGGCGCTGGAGCTGGTGGGTTGCCCGTTCCGCCTGCATGGACGCGACCCGGCCAGCGGAATCGATTGCGTCGGCCTGATCGCGGCGGCACTCACCGCGATCGGAGTGCGGCCTGTCGCGCCGGGCGGATATGCCTTGCGCAATCTCGGCATCGATCATTGGCTGCCATTCGCGGCGCAATCGGGGCTCATCCCTGTCACGGGCGAGACCAAGGCAGGGGACATCCTGCTGATCGCGCTCGGTTTTGCACAGCATCATCTGGTGATCGCCGCCGACACGCGGACCGTTGTGCACGCCCATGCCGGGCTGCGGCGCGTGGTTCATCAGCCGCGCGATCCCGCATGGCGGGTCACCGCGCATTGGCGCATCGCGCCGCTTCAGGAAGGCTAATCCCATGGCGACCATCATCCTCACCGCTGTCGGCAGCGCGATCGGCGGGCCGGTCGGCGGCTCGATCGGCGCCTTCATCGGCCAGCAGATCGACGCGCGGATCTTCGCCCCGAAGGGTCGCGAGGGGCCTCGGCTCAAGGAGCTGACGATCAGCACATCGAGCTACGGCCAGCCGATCCCGCGCCAGTTCGGGCGGATGCGGGTCGGCGGGACCGTGATCTGGTCGACCGACCTCATCGAAAGCAAGCGCAAGGAAAAAGGCCGCAAGGGTCAGCCCTCGACGACAGTCTATTCCTATTCGGCGTCCTTTGCTGTGGCCCTTTCCAGCACCCCGATCGACCGGCTCGGACGGATCTGGGCGGACGGCACCTTGTTGCGCGGCGCGCAGGATGATCTGAAGGTCGGCGGCAGCTTGCGGGTCTATCGCGGCTTCGGGGATGATCCGGTCGATCCGCTCATTGCCGCTGCCAAGGGCGCGCTCGCTCCGGCCTTCCGCGATTGCGCTTATGTGGTGTTCGAAAACCTTGAACTCGGCGATTACGGCAATCGCATACCGGCGCTGAGCTTCGAGATCTTCGCCGATGGCGGCGACGAGACAGTCTCGCTCGCCCAGCTTGTCCCCACCGCAACGCTGCCCGCCAATGAACCACCACTGGCACAGGCGCGCGGCTTTGCCGATGAGGGCGGTTCGCTGGCCTCCACGCTGGCGACAATCGATCAGGTCATCCCGCTTGTGTGCACCTCGGGAAGCGAGGGGCTGACGATCGCCACCCGCAGCGTACCGGGGGGTGACGTGATCACGCTCCCCGATCAACTCGCCAGCGATGCGAGCCAGCAGGATGAGGCGCGCGTCAAGCAGCGAGCGGGCCTTCCGGCTCTGAACCCGGCGGCCCTGCGGTATTATGACGAGCAGCGCGATTACCAGACCGGGGTCCAGCGCGCATCAGGCACCCGCAATGCCGGGCGGGAACTGATGATCGATCTTCCCGCCACCCTCACAGCCAATGGCGCGCGCCAGCTTGCCAACGATAGCGCCAACCGCGCGCGCTGGCAGCACGAAACGGTCAGCTGGCGGATCGGGGTG